GCAAATGCTTTTTCTCAATCGCTAAACGTTTGGCTTCAATTTGTTTATGATATGTTTTTCTTTGCCTGTAATTCATTTATTAACTTTTGCTTATACGATTCTCTCGCCCTATGCCTAAATTCATATTCAATTTTGCAACGCCTTTCAATTTCCAATTTAGGAAACCGCAGCATTACTGCTTCCCATATCGTTTGAAGTTCCTGTGCTGTTATCTCCATTTGCGTAATCGTTTATCATTCCATCTGCCATTCCTATCTCTTCAATCGGAGTTAATCCGCTATTTATAAATGCCTTCGCAAACTCACCTCCCAAAGGTTCGTAATTCATAGCTATTCGCTTCTCATCAAGTGTAAGCCAATAAGCATTTACAAGCTGACTAACCAACTTTTCAATATCTTTTTGAAGTTCAGGTAGTGCCGTTACATCAAAATCTATAAATTCATTACCGGCTCCAACATTGGGAATAAGCCATTTGTTTAAATCGTCCCTTAACTGTCCTAACATCGGGACAATAGTATTCGTTACTAAATCACGAAGTGCATTTTGATAATTGTTATCGCTCATATTGTCGGCTGAAAATAACACAACCGGCATCCCGAACACCCTGCACCATTGCTCTAAACTAAACTTCATAGTATCAATGATTTGCATTTCGCTGTTACTTAATCCGAAGTTTAAGTATTCCCAGGGAGTCTGCAACATTGCAACCGTTCCGCCTTTAGCGTTGTTGTTAATACGATTAGCGATTGCCTGTTGCATTTGTGAAGCCTGCAATTCCGTAATCATTGGAATTTGATTTCCCACAACTTTTGGAACCAATGCACCCTTAGCACCACCGTTTGCCATTTGTGATGCTGCGGACTTTTGAGCCTCAACTCCCATTAAATAGTTATTCCAAGCTGCACGAATTGGTGAAAGTCCCCTCATGTGTTCACGAGTCGTAACGTTGAAATTAGGGTTCCAAGATTTCCATTGCATTACGTCCGCCTTTGCAAGATTTATTGTAGTTCCCATGTTATCAAGTTGATAACCTAAGATTCCGTATAGGTCCGCAGGATCTGGAATAATGTCCGTAAACTGAGAAGGCAGGATAAGCAATTCTACAAATTTACCTTTGTCTATGTTGCCACGATTACCCCATAAAAAAGTTTCACCGCTTAAGAAACGATAACCAAACAAATTTTCAAAGAATGCATCCTGAGATTGATAACTATTTGGATTGTTTAAAAGGTCTGCAAGCGGCGTATTTTCCACAATCATTGAGTCATCGTATGCATTCTTTCTATGCATCAATGCCGTTTCAAAGTTTGTTAAACTACCCTTTGTTAACTGCTTGTATTTTAATAAACTTGATTTTGCCTTTTGCCCTTCGTTCAATTGGTAAACATACCAGGGGATTGATGCACATTTACGAGCAAGAAAAGATATAATTGCGTAAACGTCCGCATTTTCGCTGTATGCGTTTGTATATTTTTGTGCATCGTAGCTTTGTAGAATCGCTCCTGTGTTTACTGGAATAACGCCGTTGTTGTAAAGTGGTAATCCTTTTTTCTTGAAAAATCTATCTATAAAACTCCCCATGTTAATTTTGTTTGTTTAGATTTTGAATAAACGGCATAACGCAATGCGTCTAAAATGTGGTCATTTAACTTCACCGGCTGTTTATCAATTACTTTACCGTTTCCGTCTGATTTCCACCTATATTTTTTAATTTCGTTTAGCAAATTTAGACTATTATTTTTTATGTATAGCGGCTGCGATTTTACCTTCATAATGCCGGCGTAAACATCCTTATCAGCTGCCTTAACATTAAATCCACTTTGATATATTTCCTGTATGGTTTTTGGTTCTGCGGCATCCGCGAATATTTCATCGTAATAATTTATCCCTAAGTTTGGTAAAATGCTGAGAAAGTCTCCCGTTGTTAAGTTTTGCTGATATAAGATTTCCTCAGCGTAAATACTATTTTCAGCCAGTGTAACTTTTACGAGTGCCGTTGGTACTCTAAACCCAAAGTCTAAGCCATAACAAACCTCACCTTCAGGTATTGTATCCGTAATTTTCCAATGGCTATAAATTTGCTCAGCACTAACGCCACGTAGTCCAAGTCCGAACACTTGCCATAGCATTTGATCGGCATCTTTGTAAGATTCAATTACATTCTTTTGGATTTCGCTAAGGAATGGATTATCCTTGTATGTTGAATGTATTTTGATTGAATTATCTCCGTCCGCAATTGCGTAACAATAACTATCAAAGTCTGAAGGGTTCAAATCTATAATTACTTTCTCCGTTGTTCTAATGTCAAGCTGGTCAAACAACTGCTTACTAATTAAATTTGCCTCATTGATAAATAAAATGTTTCTCCCTGCACCTCTTGCCTTGTCTGCATCTTCTAACCCGAAAAACTCAATGTATGATCCATTTGGGAAATGATAAATATTGTCTGTCTTGTTGTGCCATTCTTCCCGGTACCAACCAAACGCCCTAATAATGTTGTCAAAATCTCGCAATGCTCCACGTTTTAAATGCGGCAAGGAATGACTAACTACTGTTATTGTCTTGCGTGAATTTATGCAAATTGTAATCAAAAGTTGCATTATAGAGAAACTTTTACCCGAACGTGAGCCGCCCTCGTTGACAATGTAACGTTTATTACTACTGAGTGCTTCGTGATTTAACTTAAATAATTTGCCCGATTGAATCTTTACCATTAATGCAAAAATAAAGATGTTCCCGACAACAATGTAGGGAACATAAAAAAACCTACTCATTAAGTAGGTTTTAGTTGTTAGAATGGGATTTTAACCCATATCCTGCAACATAGTTGCAATGTTTACTGCACGTGGTATTTATGCCACTTTACACCATCTAACAAGAAAAGACGTCCGCAAGTGTGCATTGTGAAGAGGCATCGGACGTTGCTAAGTTTATTTTACAATTTCAATAATTACTTGCGGCAAGTTGATTGATACATCTTGCTCTACCCGCTCAACATAACCACGTTTTTTTCCTTTGGTCTTTAGGTAAAATATAGTTGATGTTACTTCACCATCTTTAATCTGTTTATGCAGTTGCGATTCGGCAAAGTCAAGTGTGATGTCTTGAATAGAATCAACGGCAGCTTTGTATTCTTCATCTTCTGCAATCCACCTATAATGAGTATTACGGTCAATGCCAACACTTTTGCATGCGGTTGTAACAATGCCGAGCGATTGCTCTAACGCTGCTATCATTGCCTTTTTAAGTGTTACATTTTGTTTATTCATAAGTTAGCTGTTTTTCATAGATTATCCTTTGCAAAGGTATTGAATTTTATTTTTAGAGCTGTTATACCGTACTTTAAAATTAAATCATTACTAACTTGCAACGTTACCAAAGTATAATCGTTTACATTTTCTATTGCTTTCATCCTGCTGTAAATATCATCTAATGTGCTAATTATAACTTTGTCATTGATTGATATGAAGTCAACAATCTTTCGATAATTGTAACTCACGTTAGTATGATGTTGATTCAATAGTCTTGCAATCTGTGAGCATCCAAAGTTGAACTCCTTTTTCAAAATGTATGCAAAAAGTTTACGTGCCATTACAATATTTTGAAATCTATGCACTCCATCAAACTGTTCTACCCTCACTTTGCAACAAGTGCAGACAATGGATTTAATTTCGTTAATTAAAATTTCATTCATTTCATATAATTGAAGATATGTACAATTACTTCTACTGTCCAACCATTACCTAACATTTTGTAACGTTGAGAGTCGCTAACGTGATTTGTGAAATTGTCTATAGATTGGGCAGAAACTAACGCAGAATTTATATGTATTCCATTAACTCCTATCGCCCTGCTCAAAATACGCTCCCATTTTTCTCCCATTTCAACGTTTTCCAGTAGGAAATATTTAGGTTTTGTTTCATTTAGTAAACGCATAAATTCCCAAAATAGATAGGATTGTCCTTCAAACTCGTAACCATCATTTTTCAATTGCAGATAGTGTTCTAAAGTAAGAATTTCTACTTCATCTTTTGTAGCCATACCCTTGCGTTTACCTGCAAATGAAAAACTTTGACAAGGTGAGCCACCAATCAACAAATCAATCTTTGGCAGATCATAACCATTAACATTTACAACGCTGCCAAGCTGAATT